ATGCCTAAAACTAATGATGAGAGATATAATATGGATGAATTAAAAAAAATTCATAAAGAGGAAATAATTGATATAGAAAAATATAGAGAATATTATGATTATAATTTTATATTTTATAATAATATGAAAGAAATGAACTCTATTGAAAATATAAGAAAAGAAAGGGCTAGAATTAAGTCAGCATTGGAATCTAAAAATAACCCTGTAACCCCATTTTATATTACTTTGTATGCGGCATTTTTAACAACCTTCTTTGGAATTATAATTAGTGAATTAAAAATATACTTTATTATCATTGAAAGTTTTATCTTAATTTTCTTCATTCTTATTCTAGGCAAAGCAGATAAAAAATCAATAGAATCTAAAGAATACCAAATATTTTGCATGACTTCATTACAGGTGTTGGATGATATAGAAAGGAAAAAGCTTAGAGAAAGAAAGTATAAAAAAAGAAAGTAGCAACTAACTAGTTGCTACCTTCTAATCTATCTATTAATAAAATCTAATGCCTTATAAAGTGTATCAAATCTATCATTGCCTTTTATTGCAGTATACTTCTCTTTGGTAATGGAACCTATCTTATTACATGCCTCTCCCCCTATGACATAAAGATTTTGCGTATGACCAGGTACATAATCTTTTATATCGCATACTCTACATTCATTTTTCTTATAGTTCCAACTAATTATTTGCGCTAGAACTTTGTCAACTTCTCCTTCATAGACTATTGTGTATTTTGTCATCTTATTCGCTCCCTCACCATGTTTTACTTTATCTTTAAAATCTACCCATAACTTTGGATTATCAAGCATTTTACGAGGACAATATTTTTTCTTAGCATCATAGTGTCTAATTACTTTGTCAGCACTAATATTTAAATCTTTCATTAGTTTTCTAGTTAAGTCTATTGCATTTTCTCTTGCTTTTGTATAGTTACCATCTTTATTTACACATATTTCTATATTAATACTATTATAGTTTGTAACTCCTGCAACTAATGCAGTTCCATAACTTTTGCCAACTGCCCAAGCTCCGTCTTTATAGTCTAATGTTTGATATATTACTTTATCATCTACATAGTAATGTACACTTGCTTCTAAATTACCATTGTTAAGTGCTTGTGCATGTCTTTTGGCATCTGCTCCCTTGTCCTCGTTATCAGTTTCATGAATCACTATGAACTTTGCATTATTCTTGTTTGGATAACACTTTTTCTTTGTTAACATTTTTATTATATCTACCATTATTTGCTCTCCTCTCTAAGTTGTTGAAGTGCCTTTTTTATTTGTTGTGGAACTGGTAATCCTATTACACTACAATTTTCTAGTATACTTAGTGCTTCATTCGCTATATAGAAATAACATACTAGACTTCTAAATACCTATGTTCCATTACTCAAAAGTCTGTCTAATACAACAGCAACAATTAAAACTATTAGAATTCCACTTTTCTTAGCTAAACCCTTAAATCCTTTTGTACTAGATAATTCTTTTAATGTATAACCTTTAATAATACCTAGTAAATAATCTGCAACCATTAAAGTTATTAAACCTATCAACGCCAAATCCCATACTCCAAATAACCATGTTGATATTGTTCCTATTACTGCTATGATTGAACTTAATTTTCCATCATATATATTCATACATCCTCTTAATTTTGTATTAAAAAAAGAACTTAGATTTAACTAAGCCCTTTTTAGTGCAATTTATTATTTTACCTTTAAATTATTAATAAAATCTGCAGCTATAATAAAATATGCTGCATCGCATTTCGCTTTTCCAATAATACCCGGATTAGAAATGTAACAACTTGTTGGGTTTTGTTCTATCCCCTCTAGCTTTATATTTTCTACCATTATAAATATCTCCCCCATAGTAGGTATAATTAACATTAGAACTAGAATGCAAATTACAATTATTTTCTTCATTTTTTAATCTCCTTTTAATAGAATTTTTTTATTATAGATAAAAATAAAAAATATATAACTAAAAAAGGAAATTATTTTTAATTTATATAAAAAAAGAACCTACTTTGTTGGTTCTGCTCCTTCTACTACTCCACTTTCTCTAATTATATAATCCTCTACTGCTTTTCTGTACTCTGTGTTAGTTACGTCATCCAGTTCAAATTCTCGATTTTTTAGAGGGTTTAAACCTCCACTTAAAATCCTCTCTGCTAATATTCTTACTACAATATTATTTATGTTCATTATAAAATTCCTCCTACTTTTTCGTTTTCTGCAATTAATAATTGATTTTCTAATTCTTGTATTCTTTTTTCTTCTTCATTTACATATACTGGCATTTCTTCTGAAATTGGTTCTTTTGTTTCTATATTTATACCTATTATTCTATATTTTTCATAGTCTATACTTCCATATGGAACATCAATACAATGCAACTGTGTTATTATATCATGCTCCAATATATCCCCTGTTGCTTCTCCTGTTTGCAAGAGTATTTTACCTGTTTGGTCACATATAATTCTATTTGCTCTGTTCACTTTATCACCTCATTTATTAAATAAATTTTATAGCTTGCCACTTAAAAGAAGAACCTTGTCTTTGGCAAGGAAGTTGTATGCCTCTATTATCCATATAAACATCACGTTCATTTAATTTAAGAACTTCGCCTTCAACTTTAAAATCTTTTAAATATGTTTCTAAGCGGTGATAATGTGCAGTAATTACAAAATCCTGAGTGAAAATACCACGACAAGCAAAAACAAAAAATTTACGAAAATAACCGCTATCAATTAATTCAAAAGTAGTAAAAAATATATTAGGAACAAAATTAAGTCCGTTAATTTGAATGGCTCCAGGAAATAGGAATAGATAATCGCTTCCATGATAAAACCCATATTTATTAACACAACTATTAACAACACTATTACCACTAGCAACTTTATATTTAGAATTTAACTGACTTATAGTATTATTAGCCTGTGTTAATTTGTTTGTTAAATCCTCGATACTAGCATCTCCACTATCAAAACTTGCTTTAATTTTTTCTGATAATTCCACTAATGTATTATTTAAACTTGCTTCTATATTCTTTAATGCTAAAGTATTTATAATACTTGTTTTCCCATTTTTAAACCCTTCTCCAATCTCTATCAACTTAGTTGATATATCGCTTAAACTAGCGTCTGTTTGCAGTGGCATTATTTCTTTACTTATGCTCAAAATTTTCTCAACTGTTGCATTTTCTGCATCTGTAGCAACTATTTTTAATGTGTGTATTGCATTGTCTGTAAGTTCATAGTTAATAGTTTTCTCTAAATATAAATCTGTTGTTATAGTTTCTTTTAATACATCATCAATAAACCACTCTATTTTAGATAAATTATTATCCGTGTCTATTGCTGTAAATGTTGCAAAAGTGGAGTTATAAGAGGATATATCCAACTTTGGTTTAGTGTTTCCTTTTGTAAATGTAACTGTTTTTTCTAAGAACTTACCTCCTTGATAAGTACTAAGTTCTATAGTTATATTATTTGTAGAGTTAAAACTTAAAGTTGACAAATGTTCGTCTGTAATATTTAAAGTATAGTTACCATCAACAGCATAGTTTTTTTTAGATATTACAACACCATTTAATTTTTCAGTTACATCAAATTTTACGCTTGCATTGCTGTCTGGAATTCTATAATTTATACTACAAGAATCACTAATAACACCTAAATCATCATTTATAATAATATTAGGGTCGGGTATAAGTTCAAGAGTAATAGCTTGTTTCATGCCATTACTACTAGTTATCATACTTCCACCAGATATAAAATAAACACGAGTTGCAGTTTTTTCATATTTAGTGCTTGTAGGAACTGTTATATATTTAGAATTACTTAAATCAAACACACCATAGTAAGTTGACTCATACATACCACCTTCCCCATAAACATAAGGACAAGGCGAAAGAAAAACATCTTGCTCTGAATAATAACCTCTTCTTTTTTTAACAGTTCTATTACAAATAAACGTTGATGCTGGAGGCATTTAATCACATCCTTTCTACATTGGTATTAAATTATTATTTATACTAGATATAATACTGCTTCTATTACCTCTTACCTCTGCCACTATTTCATCAATCGCCCCTTGCACATTCGTAGCAGTAAGATTACTTGTTGTATTATTATAACTTGTTTTCTCTGCTGTTGTTTCTATGCTATCTACGCTAGTTTTTACCTCATTGATTGCATTAACAAGACTAGTTTTATCTGTTGTTTCAAGTTGTGTTGTATCCCCTATTTTGTTGTTTAACTCTGTTTTAGCAGTTTCTAAGTTACTTGTTAATTCTGTCTTATTTGTATCTATTTTAGTGTCTAAATCTTGTATATCTTTTAAAGTTGCTAAAATAACAGATTAGTATACTTTGATTCAGATGCTATGTTAAAAACTACATCTACATCAAAAGTTGTTTTTGCAAATTTCTTTAAGTGAGATATTTTATTTTCATCTATATCTAATAAATTTATAGTCATAAATGGTTTTTCATCCATTTTGTTTTTTTCTTCTAAATCTGTAAAAAACTTATAAATTATTCCATTTGTAAGTATTGCGAACCTTGCCTCTGTAGCTGTAAAATATCTAAATAATTGTGCATCATGCTTTGTAAGCTTATCTTTTATATTTTTGGCTTCTATTAAAATAATTGGCTTACCATCTTCTAGTATTGCATAATCGACTTTTTCCCCTCTTTTAACTCCAACATCTGCTGTATATTCTGGCATAAATTCTAATGGATTGAAAACATCATATTCTAAGATTTGAAAGAATGGCATTATTAATGCTGTTTTTGTTGCTTCTTCTGTAGTTAAATTTCCTTTTATCACCTCTATTCTTTTACTAAATTGTTTTATTTTATCTGAAAAATCCACATAATCGCCTCCCCTTAAAAATGCTTGGATTTATGGTTTGTTATTTTTATTATACAATAATTTTGTTTTAAATAAGAAAAATATGTCAATATATATTTCTTAATCGTTCGACAAAATAAAATAATTTATTAAAGCTAATAACATGAATCTATCTCATTTATTCTTTTTTTCTGCAACTTTAATTACAAATTTTATAAAATAATCATAATCCTCTTTATTCTTTTTTTTTAATTCATTTATAGAAATTGCTTTTTTTATCTTGTTTTTGCACATAAAATCACCCCTATTTTGATTAAAAAATTAAAATTTCTACTTTTAAATAATCTTATGTACATGAGTTATTTATACTTATATATTACCATATTTTACCATAGCAGAAATATTCGTACGACGAATATTCTGACTTACTTCGACATATAATAATATTGGGTGACATCTAATGCTAAAACAAGCTAGAAAAGACAAAAACTTAACTCAAAAACAATTAAGTAAAATTGCTAATATTAGTCAAAGTTATATTTCACGCTTAGAACAGGATATTTTTATAAATAGTCCTACTATACGACAAATTATATCATTATCAAAAGCATTAGATATTAGTGCTTATAAATTATCAAATTATTTTATCGACAAAGAAAGTGCGTATAATAAAAAAAGATAATTATGTAGTATAATAAATATAATTAATACTGTATAAGAGGTGGCAAAAATGGCAACTAAAAGAGCTAATGGCGAGGGGTCTATTGTTAAAAATATAAGAAATGGTGTTCAGATAGGATGGCGTGCTTCTATAAGTATTGGTCGTGATGAAAAGGGCAAACTTATAAGAAAACAATTTACTGGAAAAACACAAAAAGAGGTAAAAGAAAAATTAGATATTTATAGGACAAAGATGCTCTTAGGCTCTATAGTCTCAGCTGATAAAATAACCTTTGAAGATTGGTTTTATACTTAGTTATTTGATTATAGAGCAAAAGATTTAAAACCTAAATCTTTTGAAAGATATGAGGGCATTTATAGAAATTACATAAAAGATACTGAACTTGGGAAAATAAAATTAATAGATTTAAGAGCTACACATATACAAAGATATTACAATAAACTTATTGATGTATATAACAAACCTGCATCAACAATTATAACTCTAAATACAAGATTAAAGCCTTGTCTAACAGAAGCAGAAAAACAAGGTTATATTCAAAAAAATTATTGTAAAATGGTAACACTCCCATCTGATAACAAGATAAAAGAGGTACAAATATTAAGTATTACTGACCAAAAAAAATTTATTGATAGCATTGATGGAGATAAGTTTGAAATACTTTTTCTTCTTGCTTTGAGTACTGGTTTAAGATTAGGAGAATTACTTGGTTTGAAATGGAGTGATATTAGTTTTGATGATGAATCTTTAACTGTTAACAGGACTTTGCAACGAGTTACTGAAATAAATAAAGATGGAACTAGAGAAAAAAAGGTTATTGAACAGTATCCAAAGACCAAAAATTCTATAAGAACAGTTCCTATTCCAAGAAATATTTTAGTTAAATTAAAAAAGCATAAAATACAACAAACAGAACAAAGATTATTGTTAGGTGATGCTTATATAAATAATAATTATGTAATTTGTAATGATACAGGTCTTGCTTTAAACAATAATAGACCTGGTAAAATTTTAGATTCTTTACTAAAAAAATTAAATATACCTAAAATTAAATTTCATGCTCTTAGACATACATATGCAACACGATTATTCGAGGCTGGTGTCCCTCCTAAGACTGTTCAGACATTAATGGGTCATTATGATATAAGTATAACTATGGATATATATACACACGTTATGCACAATACCAAGCAAGACGCTGTGGATAAAATAAATGATATTTTTTAATGTAAATGAAGTGAAATTAAATTTATTAATAGTAATTAAAATACTATAATATGTATATTATATTTAGATTAAGAAAAGTCATATATTTAAATACATGGCTTTTCTTAATATTATTTGTCTACAATATGACAGTCCTTTTATTTTGATGAATCTAGTATCTCACCAAATAATTTTCTATACTCTTCCGATAAAGATACATTTACAAGTTCACACCATATATGCTCTTGAATATCTATATTTTCAATACACCATACTTTATAATGGCACTCCTTAGTTGTATAAAAATCAATTTTAATTTCATTGGTAGAATTATCTTCTTGCTTGGAACAGTATTCTTTAAATGGATACTGGTTTTTTATAAAATCTATATGTCTAAATGCTTTTCTTTTAGGATAATATTTACCATGAATAAAAGTTGTTATAATATCTTTATTTGATTTAAACTCTCTGTCTATATATGGAAGTTCTTCTATTTCAATATGCCAAAACTCTTCATCAAGAATATCATCATATCTCTTTTTTATAACCATAAGTAGTTTATTATAATTATCATTATCTCCATGAACAATAATATTCTTCAAATTTTCTAGCTTCGTATTAGAAAAATCAAATGTACATCCTCGCCATTTTTGGAATTTTAAAATAGTACTAACATCTGCATACTTCAATGGTACTGCAAGACGTTCATCTAATCTTAAATAAAAATTTGATTTATTAAAATCTATATTTTGGGACATAATTTCAAAAACTGCAGGTATAAGACTATTTATATTTAAAGGAGATTTATCAATAAAAATATTATATAAGTAATATTTTTTATCATATATAAAACCATTTTGTTTAAAGTCCAAGTTTTCTATTTTAGTAAGTTTATAATCATTTATATCATACATATGTTTTTCATATGAAATTACTGACTTAATATTTAAATCATCATATCTAAATCTATCCAACACAAAACATGTAACAGCACAAAACAATAGATCTTCATCAATGGTAATATTAGTTGGAAATTCTTTTTCCCCACATGAAATACTATATATATCTGAATATGCCACATCCTTAGGAAATGTATAGGAAAGTATTTGCTGTGCTACAAAAAAATAATGTGTTCCTTTCTTGGGGTCAGCAATATATTGAAATATTTCCGATTGAGTTAAATTTCTTTCTTTAATTAGAGATTTAACTTCATTACAAAGTTGTTTAATATAATAAGGAACACCACTCCAATTCCTCACCTTAAGAGATTTCCATAAAGGCTCATCTAAATGAAAAGTATAATAACTTGTATTATAGTAACTATCTAAATTTTTGATATCTTGTATCAATTTTTCCAT